ATGAGGTAGACGTTACGCTTATCCCATCCCCTGTTGTTGCTGAAGCTGTCAACAACTGTGCTTCAATGATGTTCTCCGGCAAGAATGGACCGTCTTCTGGAGCGAAAAACTCTAAACGCCAATCAGTGTCACCATAGCGCGATAGAGTTCTCGTTTGGTAATCTGGATGCGTTATGTAGATAACGTCAGCTGAACTTGTGAACTTGAGGTCTGGGAGGTCGGCTTCTTCATAAGGAGAGTAAATCTCGTATTCGTCTTGAGCTGTCCAATAAAGAGGACTTATATCTGGCTGCTGCCCTGTTCCATCTTGGATACAACGGTACTGGGTTCCGCTATACGTTACGTAATCGTTCACAACGTAAGCTGTACCAGCGTTATACGCCACTGCTCCAGAAACTAAGATTTGTCCTCCATCAGTGAAGAACCTGATCAAGTTCTCGCCAACTTCTAGAATGTACGCTTGATCTCTTGAGAAGATGTGAGGAACAACTCTTGATTTCTTATCCTCGTCACCTTGCGCTGTAACATACTTAAATCCAGCACGGTTGCTTGCGCCACCATGAGGATGGATAAAGAAATTTCTACACGTTTTTAACCCTGTAGCATACTTCTGTACGTCTACACGAGCGTACAATGAAGGGCTTAACTCTCCACTTGTAAAACTAAATTGTCCATGTCTGTAGACGGCCATATCTATCCTCTTGAGTTAACGTAACCAGAAGTTTGTGTAGGAATTTTCTTTCTCTCGACGTAGGCTGTTCTCTTTGCTTCCGATATTGATGTTGTATACGTCGTCGATAAATCTTTTCCAACTTCAACGTCTCCGATAAGAGTGTGCGCCATGCTGGCTGCTAACCTAAGAGAAAACGAAATAATGAACGCTGGATCATAAATGTTAGTGTCTTGAACCCGGTACGTGTACTCTGCATAAGCGGTATCGTTGTTTGAACAGATAACACGTCTGTTATTCGCAACCTGAAACACGACTTCAAACTCTTCTTTATCCATCGTATCTACGGTACCTTCATTATAGACAGACCATACCCGAGCTGCTTGCGTAGGATAAACGTAAACGTATTCCCACTCAAGCTCAAGAGCTTCATCAGAAACTCCAACAAGAGCTTCTTTAACGGTAGCAAACGGCCATCGGTATTCTGAGAAAACAGCGTCACGTGAAGGGTTGTAGAAATTATTGCACGCACGCACGGAAGGGTTGTCTTCCAAAAGGCTTGTGATAGGGTTCATCCCTAAATGACTCAAAGCCATGTTACAAATATCGATTTTTGTAATCATCTTATCCTCTTATGGTTGGGGAAGGGGCTTAACGCCCCCTCCCCATGATTACTATTTCTTGTCTGATTCCTTAGGAACTTTTTTTCTTAAAAGCCTTATCCTTGACAGGCTCTTTCTGAGAAGGCTTTTCTTCTGTCTTTTCAGAATAAAGGCTGCTTGCAAAACCAGACTTAGGCTTGATAGCGTCGTTCTGTTTTTGCTGAAGGTCACTTAAGCTTCCTTCTTTCTTGACAGGATCAGCCTTGACTCCTGAGATAAGTTCAAGGTGTTTATGAACAACAACATCATCATCAAGTTCAATGATCTGTCCTTCTTCAAGGTATCTCTTTTTAAGAGTACAGGTTCGGATAACTTTATAAGTTTTCATTCATCAGTCCTTACGGTATCAGTTGAGAGTTAACGTCAACGTCTTTAACGATAAAGACGCTCACAGTTCCTGAAGTTGTTACTTCAGAAGTTGTGATAGTTCCACGGAGATAACGTTTTGTTCCAGTTGGGATACGTAGATTGCTCATGTATCCAGCAACAGTTACAGCGTCATCAACCGCGCCTGAAGTCACGAGGTCAACATAAGCTGTTGCCGCGGTCGTGTCAGCGTGTTGAAGTGCGAATGTTACAGTAGCAGCAGCTGTTCCAGAAAGAATAGCTGTTTCGCAGTGATTGACGATGAAACAACCAGCGTAATCATCTGAAGCTGCGACTGTATCAATATAGTCAGTCGTAACCACAGCTGCGGTTGAAGAACCGACTGTAATTGCGTCTGCCATTTTCAAGTAATTATCAAGAATCATTTTTGGTACTCCTTTCCTATGTTAAGGTTTTTGCTTACGTTAAGACGTCTTCTGTATTTAATAGTGAATCCACTCGACGACAAGGAACTCCTTGGAACGAGAGGATGTTGTTTGGTCTAAATACAGGCGTGTTCTTAATTTCGTTCATTGTTAAGTACACGTTGCCTTTATCAAGCAATTTAACCGATAACATAGATTGTACGTCTGAGTTCATATAGAAGACAGGTCTAATTCCAGCAACAGGAGGAAGCTTTCCAAGCGCTCGGCTCATAAGCTTCAAAACGTTAGCTGAAGTGTCTGTCGCATCACTTGCTGTCAAAAGAGCAGCAACGTCGATGTTTGCAATACGAACAACGTATCGGTAATCTTGAACAACAAGTCCACACTTCCATTGGAACCAAGAAACATATGCTTTCATGTAAGCACCGGTGCTTGAATCCATAAGAAGGTCTTGAACTCCACGGTCTTCAAACTGCAACCCAGCCATACTACCCTTAGGGTAAGTACAGTATACTCGGCTTGGTCCCCATCCAACTAACCAGATAGAGGTGTTTGATCCAGCAGTTCCACCACCAGCTGAAATAACTTGGCTAGAGGTTGTTTCACCACTCAATGAGTAGTATCGAGAAGATAGACCGTTAAACTTTTCAACGTCAACAGAAACGTCACCATACACTAAAGTATCAGTGAAAGTTGTGTTGAATCCTTGAATAAAACCGTCGTCTTCTGATTTACGGAATGCTACTGTATTACCGTTCAACATCGCTAAGTCAACGTCGATGTGATTTCTGTCTTCCATGATTGCGCATGGATCAACGATTTGACCACGAGTGGTCTTCGCTGGAACAACACCTTGGTTCAAAAGACGGAACTTAGGTGTAGGTAGACTTGTACGAATACTTGATTGGTGTCCTGTAGGAAGGTTTCCTTCATACCAAGGAATGTCGTCAAGGATTTCGTTGTACGTCTGTAAAACTTCTGCAACTGCTGCGACGCTACCGTCTGGTGCCATAGATTTCGACACGTCGAGTAATGTCGGCCATGTAGATGTTAAAGCTGCCATGATTCACTCTCTCTTTCTTTTTGTAACGCCTTGTTCGGCGCTTATTTTCTAATCCTATGATGTCATTGTCGGATACATTTGCTTCAACTTGTCTGCTCCAGTCTGGCCTGGCGCGGGACTTTTTGGATCAACAAAAGTATCCTCAGTAACTGTTTCACCAACTTTGACCATGAACTTTACAAAAGATGGATGATTTCCAAGCCCTGTTTGGTCAAGAGCTTCACGGAAACTATCGTCCCCAAATTTGTTAATCGCTTTGGCACAAACAGCTAGTTTTTTGTCCGCATCCGTACCAAGATCCTTGAGGGTATCTTGTTTCCAACCTTCAACGATTTGTTTGAACTGGTCGAGAGATTGTTTCTTCAACTTCTCTTCTAGTCCATTTATCGTTGGAACGTATGCGTCCACTAACTTTTGCGCTTTCTCATTACTGAGTCCCAGCTCTTTAAAAATTGGAGAGAACATTTCTAAAGTTTCTTGGTCAACTTCTACGCCCTCGTCGAGTTTAAACTCGTATTTCTCAGGCACAGTTCCTTCTTGTGAATCTTCCTCGCCGGAGCCGTCGGGTTCACCGCCGTCTTCCTTTGGGTCTTCTTCACCTCTGTCTCCTAATAACGTAGGCTCATCAGCTTCTTGGTTTGTCGGCTGAGGTTCCGTTGAACCTGGTTCAGATGGTGTGACCGGATCAGCGGGTGCTTGTGGAGTTGCCGCTGGATCAGCTATTGGATCTGTCATTATTTTTCTCCTGTAGTTTTTGGAAACTCTTAATCTCAGAATAGTTTTCTTGCATCATCTGAGTAAGAGAATCTGGTTTGGCTTCCATCAAGTCTCGTAACATAATAAGACCGATGTTCCTAGCCCCTTCATTAAAAAATGTTGTACTGTTTCCCGTGAACGAAGACCTAAACACGCCAGCTTCTTTCAACATGAAGAAATACAATCTTCTTCCCTCGGGGAAGTTGACTACTTTCCTTATGTCGTTTAGATGTCTTAACCGTTCACGCTCTACTTTCTTATGCGCTTCTTCTTGTGGTTTTGTGTTATGAAACTCGCTCATGCGCCAGGAACTCCTTCAGTTATTCTAGAAAG